GTAGTTTGCGCACTGGCAGGAACTCACGTCCTACATCCTGCCGCGCAACGGACGCTACTTCCGCCAGGACCGTGACCGCGGATACCGCCGTCACAACAACATCTACGACTCCACGGGCACCCGCGCACTGCGCATCCTTGGTGCAGGCATGATGTCAGGTGCAACGTCGCCGGCGCGCCAGTGGTTCCGCCTCGCCACGCCGGACCCGGAACTCAACTCCTACGAGCCTGTCAAGCTGTGGCTCGATGACGTGACGAAGCGCATGCAGCGCGTGTTCCAGAAGTCGAACACCTACAACGCGTTGCACCAGATGTACGAGGAACTCGGCACGTTCGGTACCGCAGCCACCATCCTGCTTCCCGACTACCAGACCGTCATCCACCACTACCCGCTGACCTGCGGCGAATACTGCATTTCGACCGACGCGAAGGGTCGCGTCTGCACGCTGTACCGAGAGTTCGAGATGACCGTCTCGCAGGTGGTCAAGGAGTTCGGCCTCGAGAAGTGCAGCGTGTCGGTGCAGAACATGTACCGCACCGGAAACCTCGACCAGTGGGTGCCAGTGATCCACTGCATCGAACCGCGTGCAGACCGCGACATCGGCAAGCGCGACGCGAAGAACATGCCGTGGGGTTCGTATTACTTCGAGATCGGCGGCGAAGAAGGCGTGTTCCTGCGCGAGAGCGGGTTCCAGTACTTCCCGGCGCTCTGCCCGCGTTGGTCCGTGGTTGGTGGCGACATCTACGGAAACAGCCCTGGCATGGAGGCGCTCGGAGACATCAAGCAGCTCCAGCACGAACAACTCCGCAAGGCGCAGGCCATCGACTACCAGACGAAGCCGCCTCTCCAGGTGCCGGCGTCGATGAAGAACCGCGACGTGGAAACGCTCCCAGGCGGCGTGTCGTACTACGACGGCCAGTCCAACGGGATCAAGACCGCGTTCGAGGTGAACCTGAACCTTCAGTACCTGCTGAATGACATCATGGACTGCCGCGAGCGCGTGCGTGGTTCGTTCTACGCCGACCTGTTCCTGATGCTCGCCAACACCCCGAACACTCGCATGACTGCCACCGAGGTCGCCGAGCGCCACGAGGAGAAGCTCCTCATGCTCGGACCTGTCCTCGAGCGCCTGCACAACGAGCTGCTATCTCCGCTCGTGGACATCACTTTCACGCGCATGATTGCTGCCGGAGCACTGCCGCCCGCCCCGCAGGAATTGCAGGGAATGGACTTGAACGTCGAGTTCGTGTCCATGCTGGCGCAGGCGCAGCGTGCCATCGGCACCAACGCCGTGGACCGTTTCGTCGGCAACCTCGGCGCCATCGCCCGCATGAAGCCGGACATCCTGGACAAGTTCGACCAGGACCAGTGGGCCGACGTATACGCCGACATGCTCGGCGTGGACCCGTCGCTCATCATCGCCGACAAGGAAGTCGCGGTCCTGCGCGATGCCCGCAATCAGGCGATGGCTGCCAAGGAACAGGCTGCCGCGATGCAGCAGACCTCGCAGAGCGTCAAGAACATGGCGCAGGCACCGACTGGACAGCAGAATGCGCTGACCGACGTGATGAACATGTTCTCGGGGTATGGCTCGCCGTCAGGAGTGGAGGTCTAAAATGGCAATGATCAGCATGAAGATCGAAGGAAACGGCGAATCCGAGGAGATGTACCCGGAGGAACTGTGCATCGAACTCGAGGCAGAGCAGCTCGAGAAGCTCGGGATTTCCTCGGCCATGCGCCTGGGTACCACCGTGACGATCACCGCACGTGCTTACGTCAAGGAGACGAGCGCGACGATGGTTGAAGGTGGCGTCGAGCCGGCCGTTGAACTCCAGATCACCGACATGTCCATCGACTCCAGCGGCGGTATGGGCGCGGCAGCGACGATGCTTTATGGCGGCTGATAGTACCCGTAAGCATTAGCCACAGGGATACAGTCCCGCCGTGAGCAACTACGACCCCCTCGACCTGCGGGGCCAAGAGCGTGACCGAGCCAACAAAGAGCTTCGTGATCGCCTTGACCGACAGAACGAGGAGGCCGACGTGAAGTGGCTCATGTCCAGCAAGCGCGGCCGACGCATTGTGTGGCGGCTGCTGGACCAGGCGGGCGTGTTCCGCAGTTCCTTCAACACCAACGCGATGTCGATGGCATTTGCGGAGGGTGGCAGGAACTACGGGCTACGGATGCTCGGCATGGTCCACGCGCTCTGCCCGGATCAGTATCCGGCAATGATGAAGGAACAGACACACGATGAACGAACCAACGATGATGGCAACGGCTGAAACCAACACTACAGCCGCTCCCGCATCAGATGCTGCCGGTATTGTCTCGGCGACGGCTGAGAAGCTATACGGTGGCGAGCAGAAGGCGACCACGACCCAGGGCCAGCAAGCCGCAGATGCGGCCGCTGCCGGCAAGGTTCCTGAAGCCAACGACGCCAAGGCCGCCGAGGCACCCGCCGATGCCAAGCCGACCGCGCCGGAAACCTACGAGTTCAAGGCACCGGAGGGTCGACCGTTCGATTCCGAGGTCATTGCCGAGTACTCGAAGGTGGCGAAGGAACTGAACCTGTCGCAGGAAGCCGCGCAGCGCGTCCTTGATGCAGTCGGCCCCAAGCTGGCTGAACGTCAGGCGGCGCAGATCGAGGCGGTTCGCAACGGATGGTCCGACAGCAGCAAGGCCGACAAGGAGTTTGGCGGCGAGCGTCTGTCGGAAAACCTGTCCGTGGCGAAGAAGGCGCTTGATGCGTTCGGTACTGCCGAACTCCGCAGCCTGCTCAACGAGTCCGGCCTCGGGAACCACCCGGAAGTGATCCGGTTCATGTTCCGCGCCGGGAAGGCGATCAGCGAGGACAGCATGGTCACGGGCACCAAGGGCGAGGCCAAGTCGGCCGGACCCCGCTCGTTCAATGACCTCGCCGACGCCATGTATTCCTCCAGCACTTAAACCCACGAAAGGGAAACCACAATGGCAGTTCTTTCCAGCACTAACCTGACGCTCGCCGACTGGGCGAAGCGCACTGATCCCGAGGGCCGCGTTCCGGTCGTCGCGGAACTCCTCTCGCAGTCGAACGAGATCCTCGAGGACTGCGTGTTCAAGGAGGGCAACCTGCCCACCGGCGAGCGCGTCGTCATCCGCACCGGCCTCCCGGCCGTGTACTGGCGCGCCCTCAACCAGGGCATCCCGAACAGCAAGTCGCAGACTGCCCAGGTTGATGAAGCCTGCGGCATCCTTGAGGCTCGCAGCGAGGTCGATAAGGATCTCGCCATGCTGAACGGCAACACCGCGCAGTTCCGCCTGTCCGAAGACGTGGCCTTCCTCGAGGCCATGAACCAGACGCAGGCAACCACTATGTTCTATGGCAACCCCGCCATCGAGCCGAAGTCGTTCCTCGGCCTCGCCGCCCGTTACTCGGCGGCCCCCGGCTCGTCGGGCGTCGGCCAGAACATCATCGAAGGCGGCGGCACCAGCACCGACAACACTTCGGTCTACCTCGTTGTCTGGGGCGACAACACCGTCTACTGCCCGTTCCCGAAGGGTTCGACCGCTGGCCTCATGCACGAGGATCTCGGCGAGCAGACCGTGTATGACGGCAACAACCGTCTCCAGGCTTACGCCACCCGTTACCAGTGGAAGAACGGTCTGGTCGTGAAGGACTGGCGCTACGTTGTCCGCATCGCCAACATCGACGTGAGCGATCTCGTTGGTGTGACCGGAACGCAGACCAATACCGCTGCTACCGATCTCGTGAAGCTCATGGCCCGCGCCATGTACCGCATCCCGAACATGTCGATGGGCCGTGCTGCGTTCTACATGAACCGCACCGTCCACAGCGGACTTGCCGTGAAGGCAATGGATCGCAGCCAGAACGTTCTGGCCGTGAACCAGGGTCTGTCGCAGTTCGGTACCCCCTACTCGTGGCTGTCGTTCCTCGGCGTTCCGTGCCGCCGTGTCGATGCCCTCATCAACGCAGAAGCCCGCCTTACCTGATAGGTAAAGCAGAAAGGACACACAATGATTCTTGATAACAACCTTCGCCTCGGCAGCGTCACGCTGACCGCAACCGGAACCTACGACTTCCCCGATGTCGTGGATCTCCGCAACAACACCGCGTACACCGCAACCGCAAGCGGTTCGCTGTACACCGTCGCACAGGGAAACCAGAACGTGGAACTCTCGGAAGGCACGACGCTCTACGTCGTGTTCACTGTGACCACGGCTCTCGCCGCTAGCACCGACCCGACCTATCAGGTCGTTCTGGCGGATGACACTGGCCTTGACACCAACGTGGTGATCATCGGCGAGTACAGCCCGTCAACCGCAATTGCGGCCGGCACTCAGGTGGTGATTCCCATCGGCGCGCAGCTGCTGACCACCGCGCAGAAGCGTTACCTCGGCGCGAACGTGGTGACCTCTGCCGGCAGCGGCTCTGGCGTCATCTCCGCCGACATCGTCCTGAACTACCAGGACGGCAAGAAGTTCTACGCGTCCGGCTTCACGGTCGCCTGATAGGAGCTATCCATGCCAAAGGTCAAGGCCAAGATTCTCTGCTTCGTGGACAACGGGCTGCGCCAGCCCGGAGACGTGTTCGAGTACAAGGGACCGCG